GTAACTCTTCCCATAAAAGCTTGAAATCCATCAAAATCACCTCACAGAATAGGATTAGGCAACTTGAATTCCAACTCAAGAAAGTGCCATCTAAAGAACCACCAGTCAGGTGGTTTCCACATAGCCTTATTACATTCTTCAAGTGGACCTGTAACATAGTAAGGGTAACCTTCAAGATTAACTCCCAACAATCCAGCTAGAAAGAAGAGATCGCCAAGAGCCTGATATTGTTTTACGTGATTAAGCTCGTGCTCTAATATAGCTTCATTGTCCTTATATCTTTCTTTTATAGCTACTATATTTCCTATAGCAAATCCACCTATCTGAAAACCTCCTATCTTTTCCAGAAAATCGAAATTATCAGGATAGAAGATAATTATAGGGTCTAGACTAAGCTTCAAGGTATCTCCGCTAAGACTATAATTCAAGCTTACGCTATGTATTTCTGGCTTTTCTCCGCTCAAAATCAGTATAAGTGATATAATTAGACAAATTAGTCTTAACATTAATCCTCCTGAATAAAATGCCACTCGGATATTGATAGGCTTCTATAGCTAGCTGAGGTGTTAGTGAGTGATGCATAGAATATTCTCTGACATATAGTTTCTCCGCTTGGCAACCCTGTAGTTATACTTCCTGCTTGGACTCCGTTAACATAGAAATATACTCCAGTAGAGGGGATAAAAATTGCTTCTAATACAACTGTAGTTGTTGTATCAAGATTTGAAGCAAGCAATGTGCTAGTTGAGTTTCCAAGATACATAACATATCCATAAAGAGTTACATTTGAACTGCCGCCTACAAGTCTAAATATAATTGCAGTTGCATAAGTATCTGAAGGATCGCCAATTCCAATATCTGCTACAAAATAGGTGCGATATGCTGTTGCGATTGCAGTTTTGAATCTACGTATCTTATCCCAAGTTAACTTTGTTGCTCTTATTAACGGTTCTTTGTAGATTTTGGCAGTTGAATTTTGGGTTTCGCCTGTGGCTAATAAGAGATTATATCCGTAAAGAATTATGCTTGCAGATCCTGTTGTGCTTTTTGTAAATCCATCTATACTGTCGAAATATGTATCATATTGAACCTTGTTTGTATAAGGATTCAAAAAAGGAGATGTTAAAATGCTTGCTTCGCTAGATGCTTCTGATCTATTACCACTGGTATCGTAAGAGATAACCTTAACATAATAAGTTTTTGTTGGTAAATCAGTAATATCAAACGATGTTTGTCTACCCTTGACTTTTAAAGTCGATTCACTTGGAGTGAAACCAGATGTCTCAGACACATGAATTTCATAACCATCCCAATCTGCTTCAGTAGGTGTCGGAAGACTGATATTAAAACCACCAGAAATTGGTGTTAAAGTGAAGTTGCTGGGAGGTGAAGGAGGTATGGTATCTCTTGCTTCGTGTAGCCTAGTATCTAATTGATGCCATCTTAGATATGCTCCAGCTGGCTTTCCTCTACATCTAAGAGTGGTGGTGAATTCTGAAGAAGTAATTGAATGAGTATAGCTTACAACTGCAAGATCAAGATCAGAAGTGAATAAATCATTCCCACCCTGAAATCTATAAAGGTCTCCAAGTTCTACAAATGGAAAAAGAAAAGTTGTTATTTCTATCTCAGCTTTTGGTGACTTGAGATCATCTAGGATATTATTGGCAAGAGTGTATGCTTCGGTGTAAGTATCTATTTCAGAGGTCGAGCTTTCCTGTATCTCCATAAATCTTCTTCCATAAGCATTGATCGAGTTACTATCAGATGCAACTACCTGTTGTCGATTATTGGCTGGACCATACCACACACTGATTACATTTCTGATTCCGCTGATATCTATGGATAAATTTCTAACATTCAAGACAGAGCTTCTTTCAAAAGTATAGAGAGGAGTGGTTGCAGATCTTTCGGGACACCATAAGGTAAGTCGCCAGGTGGAATCACTGCTTCTAAATTTATATTTCACGCTCCATCCAATCTGGTCTGCAAGCGATTGCAATGCATCTAATACACCAACTCTTTCCTGTTTGTATTTCTTAATATACCATCCCGGAGATGTGGGAACGTATAGAGTTATAGAGCTGAGACCATTATCATTTAAGATCTGTTGCATAATCTGTTCTACGGGTTCACCATCACTATCGCTATATATTCTTTCCTCTTCTATGAATGTATCCTGAACTCTTGCTCCTAGGTCTCTGCATTCAAGAGAAACTGATCCGTCTTGGCTGATGTTTATTGTATCAATGTATCCGTGGAATATAGTAAGCCAAGAAGAGGGAGTGAAGTTATAGTCTGGGACAAGCTGAACATCGATTTTAATCTCCCTTCCAATATCCAGTATAGGAGAATAAGAGCCAGATAATCTGTTGAGAAGTGAGATCTCGTTGAAAGGTGAAATGCAAAGTCTATCCGCTCCTTTCTCAAGTTCAATTGATGCTGTAGCAACTGGACTATCTATATCGTGATTTATCTCTATCCCCTTAACCCAGTTTTGTTTTAGAAGACTGGTCAGGCTTCTCCAAGTTCCTGATGCATCCTTGACTGAAACTTTTGAAGCTATTTTATAATTTCGTTTTAGTAAAGCTTGCTGGGAAGAGGAGATGGTAATCATTTAGACCTCCGTTAATGTAAAGCTTATTCTCTCTCCTTTTGTCCAAACTCCTGCATGGCTATAATAGATATATTCTGTGTCTTCTACTTCTGGGAAACAGTAGACAGTTTCGTTTCCAACCATATCTCCAGAAATAGTTACATATGGCATGCGGACTGGAACACTGGAGCTTGTAAGTGCTATTGCTGTAGAGTCAGGGACTGCAAAGGGTAGGAAGGTTAGATTAGAGAGTAGTGTAGAATGAGAATCGGGGTCCCCTAATTGCAAACTATCTACATTTGGATGAAGCGCAACTGGAATACTGAACTCAGATATTTTTTCTCCATTTTGGAATACCTTGAGGACTTGCTTATCAGCATTAAATACCATACATATTTTATTCCACGTATTAACTTCAATGTAACTGATAGCGCCAAAATTGAAGGTGGTATTAACTTCAGTATATCCATAAATTCTCAGCGTTAGATTAGGCAAGTTTCCATAGGAAATTATCCAAAGTGTAGGATAAAGCGTATTACCATAAAATTTTAGAATTGAAGATGCAGTTGATAATTTTTCATTAAGGAAGTAGACTGAGAAGGCTAAGGTTAGCTCTTTTGGGTTAAAGCAAGTGAAATTTGGGATTGATATATAATTAGCAGATCTTGTGCTGGTAGTGAAAGATGTTGGAATAGAGCTAATCTCTAGTTGGACTGCATCTATATCATACATGCCTCTCCAACTGATATTAGGTTCGTCGAATCCAATTCTCAACCTAACCTTGCTAGTATTATCTGGTACTGTTGCTGTTATAAAGCGTCTGTGCCAGATATTTTTAGTTGGACCACCAAGATTAGTAAGAGTTGCTCTTGAAATTTCAGTATCATCACTTCTTAAAAAAATAATCGCCGGAGGAGCAAAGTTACCGCTACCACTAATGCTAGAAAGATCATCACTGTGTCTATCATACCAAGAAAAGGTTATATTTGCTCCCGGAACAATACTAGCATGTGTAACAGTAGTTTCTATTCCCCACTTGAAATTATGGCCTGACCATGCAACTCTTAAATATTTTGTTCCATGATACCCGCCATCAGAAGGATTGAGAAATGTAGCTTCTTCAGAGTACCTTGTCCACGCATTGAGATCAGTTTCGAAACTCATAGTATTTATATCAGGTAAAATATTAGTGGTGCCCTTTTCTATGGCTATGGCATGCAAGTAATTGGGACCTTCGAAAGGTCTATAAGTGGCAACTCCAGAACTGGCAACTAACCCTTTATCACTTACCAGAAAGTTACTTATATTATTATCCCAAGTTGTAATGCCAGCAAGGTTATCAAAGCCCCAGTGGTCACCTGCACTAGCGAGGATAAGTTTAAGTGTCTTTGCATCATCTGGATGCATAATTGTAGTGGTAACTCGCCACTTCCTCTTTCTTAGATAATTCCCAATAAGATTGCCACCAAGAGTTCTAGTGGATCCGCCTATATTCTCAGACTCTTCTGTTACCTCTTGAACAGGGATTTCCCATCCATTAATGGATAAGAAAGGCATTTTCTATCCCTCCTTAAAACACTGGAGATATAGCTCCAGTTCTAATATACTTTTCTCTAACAGCTAATTTCTTCATCTGCTCATAGAATTCTTTAGGATCATCGGTAACTATGGTAACATTATCTATATTGATCTGATAACCAGATGCTTCTCTTGTTCCTCCAAGTGGAATTCCAGTTAACTGAGACAGAAGATCGGCAAGTGAGTAGAAAGGAGCATACATTCGAGGTTGCATTGCTTCAAACCTGTAAAGAGCAACCTTGAAGCCTTCTGGAACATTGGTTAACTGTTCTGTAATCTCAGAAAGTGAATCTGCAAAAACATCAGCATAATCACTTGCATCAGCAAGATTATCTAAGAAGTTCTGCAGATTGTCTGAAACATTTTCAAGAATGTCAACAATTCCACTGAGGAATGAGAACGGCTGGATTACATTACCGAGAATTGTAATTGATAGATCTCTAAGAGTCTTTAGAATTCCAAGTATCATATTAAGAACGCCTAGAGCATTCTTAACCATTGCTTCTGCAACTTTTTTAGTTGTTTCAGAAAGTTTTATAAGCGCATTTATAAGCGGTATTAAAACAAGTGAGGAAAGGGTAGTGACTAGAGCAGTTAGTGGAGCAAGACGGACAACTAAAGCGCCAATTACATTGGTAAGTATTGCGAGTAGATTATCTATAACCGGCAGGAATGGTTCAAGGAAAATCTTATAGCTAAGCATAAACATATTGGTAATCTTCTCAATGAATAAATCTAATTTAGTGGTTATCAATTTTTTATTCAATTCTGCGATTGCATTCAGTGGAGCCATAAAGATTTTAATTACATATTCCATTAGCATTACAAATGGTTGAAGTAAAGTATTGATAGTCTGGATTGTGCTCATAAATGGCAGTAACGCAAGATTAAGAAGAGAATTTACAATGTCAGAGAAGGTTTCAAGTAATGGTGCGAGTAAATCAAGTGCCTTGAATACCGTGCCAATTACAATACCAAGCCCCGCCAAGCTACTTATTGTCTCTGCTACTACTCCACTTAAGCCAAGAGTCTTGGATATTAGAGATGAGATAGGCTCGGCAAGTTTTTCAAATTGATTATAGACAACTTTAGCTCCAGCAACTAATATAGCCTGCGCCTTGCCCTCTTCTCCTTCATAACCACCCTCTTTCATTTCAGCTTCTATCATTTCTGGGGGTATCAATTTCTCAAGAGAAAGTGCCAAAGATGTAGTAAATTGTTTTTTCAGGTCTGATAGCTTAGGACTTACTAGAGTGGATATGAGATCTTTAATATTAGTTATGATGCTCTTGAAGTCCAGTTTGAAGATTGTTTCGGCAAGGTCTTTGATAGATGATTTAACTGAATCAGCTACATTTTCCATTGTCTTTTGATATTCGTCAGTGGTTTTCTGTGCATCTCTAAGTGTTGCTTTGACTTCATCTATAGTTTTTTGTTCTTGTGAATATGCTTGAATTAACTCATTATTAGCCCTAACTCGATTCTCGTGAACCTCAACATTCTTCTTTATCTTATCAATCTCTTCATCAATTGACTTAGTAGTCGAATCAGTAGCTCTTTTTAGAGTATTGAATGTTCTTTCTATTTCATTTATATTGGCTTTCAAGACTGCAAGATTCCATTTCCCTGCTCCGAATGTAGCATCAAGAAATTCTTTCAGCATTCGAACCTGTTCTGGTTCTAAATCAATTTCTAATGCTTCAAGAATCTGATTCAAATCTTTTGATAATAGAAGGCTGGTATCAGTGATCTTGAAATCTTTTAGTGCCTGAATAAAGGTCTGAATTCCTTCTACTCTTTTCTTTAAGAGATCCTTTTCTTTTTCTAATAACTCGATTCTTTGTTTCCCAGTGGCGATAAGATCCTTAAGGCTAATATTTTCTTGATGAAGCTGAGCAATTCTATTTTCTAGCTCTTTGGAACGGGATGCAAGCGTTTTCAGGAAATTTTCTACTTGATTGTTGATTAGGTTGAAATTTGCTGAATATTTCTTAAGTGTCATTAAGCCAGTATCCCATCTCAGACTTAGATCTCTAAGGGCTTTAAGGAACTCATTAGTCTTTAATTTTGTGGCAGAAATTTGATCATCAAGTGTACTGATAGTTTTAACGAAACTCTGAGCCTGATCCTCTGGCAAACTCATTATAACTTCTGAATAGCTCTCAATATTATCTTTCAATTCTGATAGCGAAAGACCAAACTCGTTCACTTCTTTCGTAATATTAAGTCTGGGTATCAAGTCTTTAATACCTTTAACATTGTCTTTTATTACTACTTTGATTTTGCTAAACTGAGATGTTATTGATGTAAGTAGGGTAGGGAAGAAGTCCTTTGTAAATGAAGAGAGCACTGCGTTTTTGAATTTATCTGTTTCACCTTTAATATCTTCTTCATCCAATGCATACTCTTCAGTTAGTCTTCTTTTTCTTTCCTCATTTAAGGTTAAAGCCTTCTCATAGGTTTCAACTAGCCCTCCAAGCCAATCTTCTAAAGATGTAGTTGGTGGAAGATATTCGGTAAGAATTTCTTCGCCTAATGCCTCTCTTAAAGCTGGCTCAAGAACCTCTTTGGCAAATTCTTCAAAAGTTCTGCCAGTTTGTTCAAAGTAAGAAAGTCTGGCTTCAAGTAATGGTTCAACAAGCTCAGTAGCTAATCTTTCAAGATTTCGCTCATATACAGTAAGTTCTCTTTGAATAGCAGATGGAAGAACTGGGTAATCTCCAACTCCAGCTGCTAATTTGGCTATTGGTTTAACTTCTCCGACAGGAGTCCAATAAGGAGATTTCAGGTTCAGGGATGCAGTAGGTTCTTTAAGAATTAGTTCTAAGAATTCCCAAAAATCTTCTGGAAAGGGGGATTTTGGAGGCGTTACAGGTGATAAGGAAGTTGGTAGAGGTAAGATAAATATGAAAGGTTTCTTCTGAGACAAAATATCGATCAATTCCTCTTGTTCTTTCGCCCATTTATCAAGCTTTTTGACAATTTCCGGATCCTTAATTGGCTGTTTAGTCTCTTTCCATAACCATACACCTCCTACATCACGTATTACTTTTTTGCTTAGCTCTTTTAGCTCCGCATCTTCCTTCTCTTTTTCCTTAAGTTTTCCTATTCCCTCAACTATGTAATCCCAGGGAGTAGGAATATATGTGAATGGAGTTATTTCTTTTTCCTTCTGCTGTGGAGCAGTTGTTTTTTCTTTCTTTGTAGATGGTTGTTTAGCTTTTTCTTGCTGCATCCACTCTTTATACAATTCCTCACTTGATGGTAGTTTTACGGGTTCAGGTTTTACAAGCTCTTTCAGATCTATTACCCAGTTCCCGTTTTCGAATTTAATTCCGGGAACATTGATCCTTAACTCAATGGTTTGGGTCTTTGGATCAAACTTAATGTTATTAAGATATAGCTCACCTGTCTTCTGAATTGCGATATTATTGCCAATTTGTATAAGTTGAGCTGGCAGACTTACCAAAGCAATAAGAGTATTGAATGGGACTTGTTTATTATTTAAGATGTAACGGACTGCTACCTCTTTTCCACCGACTACCAAATTACCTTTTTCATCAATCTGAATGTTGGGAGGTAATTGCCCGTTTATTACTAGGTTTTTGATTTGTTCTAATGCTTTATCACCAATAGTAACTTGAAGTGGCAAGGTTTGTGGATAAGTTAGAGTTATTTTAGGTGTAAATTCTTCAGTAGTTACAACTGCCTCTTTCTCGAATTGTCCCTTGTTTTTTCTTACTTGTTCAGGTAGAGTAATTTGGATGACCGGTTCAAATTGTTCAATTTCTATTTTTCCTTCTTTCTTAAGTTTTTCAAGTTCTTGTTTTGATATTGAAATGCTTACAGTGGCATCAAACGGCTCAATTTCAATTGTGCCTTCTTTCTTTAATTTGTTTAATTCTGTCTTTGGTATCCAGAGATAAATTTCAGGCGGAAATTCATCATGAGTAATCTTTCCTTTAATTTGTAATTTTGCCTTTTCTTGGTCGGATACAGTAATATGAATATTTGAATCAAACTGCTGAATATTTAATTTGCCAGTCTTCCTTAGCTTTTCAAGTTCAGCCTCTGGTAGCGATATTGAAATTTGAGGAGTAAATTCTTGGACGCTAATCTTTCCTGTTTTTCTTAGTTTTTCAAACTCAGCTTCTGGAATAAGTATCTGAACTCTTGGTTCAAATCGCTGAACAGAGATTTGACCTTCTTTCTGAAGTTTGGCTTTTTCTGCTTCTGGAATTGTAACTACTACTTTAGGCTGGAAATTTAAGCTTATCTCTCCAGTTTTCTGTAATTTTTTCAGTTCCTCTTGTGGTATAGAGACAAATATTTTGGGAGTAAATGTCTGAGTCTGAACAGTTGCTTCCTTCTGCTGAATTTTTCTATATTCCTCAGGAACAGTTACATATATCTTAGGAGTAAATTCTTGAGAGCTAACCTCGGCTTGTTTCTCTTGCGTCTTCCTATATTCCTGTGGAATAGCTACTTTAATTTTAGGAATAAACTCTTGGTATTCAACTTGAGCATCTTTTTGCTGGGTTTTTCTATATTCCTGAGGGATAACTACGTATATCTTGGGAGCAAATTCCTGATATTCAACCTGAGCATCCTGCTTCTGTGTTTTTCTATATTCTTGCGGAATAGTTACATATATTTTTGGCGTAAACGTCTCATATTCTACCTGTGACTCTCTTGTAGTTTGCTTAGCTGTCTGTGGGACAGTTACTTGAATTTTAGGAACAAAGCTTTCATATTCTATCTGAGCTTCTTTGGTTATCTGGCGAGCTTCTTGTGGAACTGTAACCTGAATCTTAAATTCAGGAACCTCTACTTGAGCTTGAGCCTCTTTAACTAACTCTGATGTTTGAGCTTCTGATGGTTGAAAGATTGATCTTAGTCTATCCCAAAAGTCTTTAAAGAAGTCAATTATCGGAACCCACCAAGGAGTGGGAACTTCCTTCTTGGTTTCTCTTGCTTCAGTTATTAATGGAACTTCTGGTGCCTTTAATTCAGGCGGAACTAAGGATTTTAAGATAACTTTACCCGTTTTCTGAGCTTCAACTTCAATAAGTTTGAGAGTAGAGGTAACAATCTTAAAGATTGATTCGGCAGAACGCTGGAAATAAGAAGGCTGGAAGCCGATAACTTCATCAAATGATTTAAATTTCGGAACTTCTCTCTTTAGAACATCATTTAGAGAGCTGTAAAAATCAGGAGCGCTAACTTGAGGTTTGACCTCAATTTTAATCTGTTTTGAATCAGGAGCGCTAAACTTTCTAAATATGTTCACAAAGAAGATCGGTTTAATTTCTGTTGAAAAGCTTCTCTTGAATCCAAGAGCAAAAGAACTACCAATTGTTTTACCAAGATTAAAGCCCCAAGTATCTATAAGTGAAAACGGACCCTCTTTTGCTGGAGATTTACCTTCAAGCACATCAGAAAATTCAGTTGTCCTTAAGATTTCATGCTTAAATCCAGAAGTAAAACCTTTAGCAAAAGCTTCTCCAAGTCTTGGACTTGAAGCTATAACTTGATTAATTGCATCCCTAAATATTGTAGACCAAGATTTTGTAATAGCTATCGATTCTTTCTGTGTTTCATTCAATTTTCTAAAGTGTTCAACTAGCTTTATAATGCCATAACTGACCAATCCTATAGCCATAAGAGCTAATAAGAAGGGATTTTTCAAAGCCGATATAATACCGGGTAAGTTTGCGGTTGTTAATGCTACGACTAGCGCCTTGACTGCAGAAACTGTATTAAGAATTGCTGGAACAAGAGATGCAAAAATAGATTTGACAGTTAAGACAGCTAAACCAAGGGAACCAAATGCACTCTTGGAAATGCCGAGCAGTGTAAACAGTGCGCCCAAACCTTCTGCTGTCCAACCTACAACTAGACCCAAGCCTGCAAGTGAAGCGCCCATTAAGGTAAATACTCCGATAACCCTAAAGATAATTGATGCGAGTGTTCTGTTTCTTTCTATAAACCGAGTAAGAGCAACTAGAAAACCGGTAACTGCTTCAATTGCTGGTTTAAAGGCATCAAAGGCTATTGAGCCCAAAGACCTCATGAACATTCCGATGGCTTCTCTCAGCCTATTCATTGCGACGAATGGAGACTCAAGGACCTGTCCAAGTTCTTCAATTGTTGGTGTTGTGCCAATAATACGGTCAGCGAGAGTTCTTAGAGATTCAGTGCCATCTCTTAAAAGCAAAGAGAATGCCTTAATTGTAGTCTGCTGAGCGCCAAGTTTCTGTAATACATTAATCGTTGGCTCTCCAGTAGCTCTAACTAAAGTCATAAATTCTTCAGCTAAAGTGAAGAAATCCTTAAAGTTACCAGTAGCATCTCTTGTCTCGATGCCAACTTCTTCAAGAATTTTGTAGAAGTTAAAGAAAGCTGACTGAAGTAAGGTTCCAGCTCTTTTACCTGTTAAGCCATACTGAGATAGCAATCCTACTGTAGCATAAGCCTGTTCTGGTGGAATCATAAATGCACTGATAGCTGGAGCAAACCTTGAAATTGCATCTGTAAATGTTCCTATCTCTGTTCTTGTCATATTGGTTACATTCAGTAGCATATTAGCAAAGTCAGTAATAGATAATGTGGAATCTTCAAATGTATCTGCTATGAGGAAGAGTTTATATCCAAGCTGACTTATAGAGTCAGTGGAGAGCAAAGCAACTCTTGCAAGATCGTCAAGTGATTCTTCAAGTTCTGATATTGATACTCCTGAAGATATAACTTCTCTTGAGAAGGAAGCGAGGTCTCCCGTAGATACTCCAAATCTTAAGGCTGTCTCACTAATTCTTCTATTAAGGTCTTCAAGTATATTTTCAGAATATTTCCCAGCATACCCAATCTTTCTCAGCGTCTCATCAAATTCTTTGAATTGATTCAGCGCAAGTCCAAAGGTAGCAATAATAGGAGCAATCATAAAGGAGAATCTAGCTGATGATCTCGTTAATCTAAATCCTAAGTTATCAAATTCTCTACCTATTTCCCAGAATACATTGGAAGATGTATCAGATAATTGATTCAATACTCTTGATAGCCTCAGTAATGGATCTGTCACATTATCAAGACCTAGCTGGAATGTGGATGTTTGCTTATTGAGATTTTTGAAGATAACCAGCAAACCGTTAGAGAAGTAAGTTGCTTTTCTAAGAACAGCATCAATGCTTGAACCACTAGAGAGTATTGATTCAGTTATGTTCATAAAACTTTGTTTAATTTGAGGATCGGTAATCTGATCGGTTATTCCCAATAATTCATTTTGTAGCTCTTGGACATTCTTTATCTGCGTTGGATCTATGCCAATTTCCATATAGAAGCGCTTTCGTAAAACTGGACCAAAACCTACTTGGATCTTTTGCGCTACTGTATTGAATTGAGAGGAGACTTCTTTGGCAGTTGATGAAATCGCTTGCTTAACCTGAGGACTAGAGAGCTGTTGTCTAAGAACAGAACCAATATTGGAAGACTTAATACTTTGAGCAATAGTATTGCCCAAGTTAGCATTAGTAACAGACTGTCTTAAAGTATTGCTTACATTATTAGCCAGTTGCTTAAGCTGTTTCTGGTCAATCTGAACATTCAGTTTGATACCAAAAGACTTAAATGTGGATTCTAAGGTCTTATTAACAGCCTGAATATCCTGCGCAAGTCTACTAGTATCAAGTCCTACGCTTATATAAACTGAACCAGCTTGAATTCCTTCTGGCATTTTACCTTACTCTAGTCCCCATCTTTCTATTTATCTCACCAACATATTCTAGTAGTGCATTGCACTGGTCAATATCAAGCTCGCCGATTTCTTGCGGAGTATAGCCGTAGAAGTATGCAATAGCGCATATCATCTGCCTGAATGTTCGGCGAGCTATTTTCCCTTTTTTGGTGCACCCGGCAGATCACTGGCAGAAACTCCAGCTATAATTTTGGAGATGAGGTCCTGAGTAACCTCTCTTAGTTCATCACTGGTAAGATCAAAATATTCTCCAATGTATTCTCTGGTAATTGAAGCATCACCTTTTCTTAGAGACATATAGAGGACATCAAGAATGAAGCCTACGGAACGGACAATGTTCTGATCCTCAAAGATATCCTGCAAAGGTCTATTATACTTAGCCTCAAGCTCGGCAAAATCATTTAGCTTGAGCTTGTAAGCTGTGTAAGTCTTGTCCCCTATTTTTATCTCTCCTACCGGTTTACCCAATAAAACTTGCAACTCTCCCATAAATCTTCTAACCTCCTTAACTAATAGTTTGGTGAATAATTGGCTGACCAAATATAGAGAGGATATTCCTCTCGAGAAGACACTCAGCATAAAGCGTGAGTGCCTTACCTTCAATTTTAACAAGAAACGGTCTGGAAGAATCAATAATCTCATTAACCAGTTTGGCTTCATAAATTTCTATTTTCATCTCATAGATTGGAATATCATTAAAGATAGCTACTGTTTCCTTTAGCGTTTCGCATTTAGTAATTTCATAAATCAATCTTGTTTTTAATACAATTCCGGTAAATGTAACTTCAGGATATTGGTCTGTCAGCTGAAAGTATCCTGCTGGATGAAGAAAAACAGGTTCAATTAACTTTCCCTTAGACTTGATCTCTGGAACATCATTTTTTAGTAAATAGATTGGCTCTAAAGATGGTATTTTGTAGAGGTTTCTCTGGTCTACCCTGAAGCATTTCCTTTCTATTATTTTTTCTCTTTCCTCTATTGGCTGATACAGGTAACCTTTCATCAACATCTCTCCTTCTTGTTAGGAGGGGAGAGGCATTCTCTCCCCTCCCTCAAATATTAGACATTAAGCGTCAAAGCACCAGTTCCCCTTACATCAAATGTAATGGTATCTATTCCATCATATGGAACTGTAGTTTCAGAGCTTGTGATATATGCTTGACCGGTAAAGTATTTCGTAGTATCAATATAAAGGTAAAGTGTCACTGGTGTTAGACCAGTCAGAGCATTAAATAGAGCCTTCTGTCCAGAAGTATCTGTTAAGTCCCAGCTAGCTTCTATCCTACCACTCCAGCTTCTAAGTCCAGTAATATACTGAGACCAACCAGCTGGAGTTTGTCCCATTGCGCCAGCCTCAAGCTCTCTTGCCTCAACTGTAATGCTAAAACTGGTAACATTGGCTACTGTTGAGCTTCCAACTACTACCTTTCCACTTACGCCTGTGAAGAGTGCCATATTCTCACCTCAGTGCAAACGTTAAAATTTTATATCTTACAACAAAATTCCATATCTCATTTATTGGAATCAGCGACTGAAAGACTCTTTCACATCCAATAGTATTTTCATCCAACTTTGCATTGTCCATCAACATCATTACTCTCTCAGCAATATTCACAGCCTCAATGGCTGAACTGCTAGTGGAATAGATATTAATCTGAATATAATGCTCCTCAACATATACTTCTCCAGTTAAGTAATTTCTTGCATTTGAATTGATATGATTTATTACGATAATAGGGAATTCGGTTTCGGGAAACTTGGCAAAGTAAATTCCTTTGACCTGATTGCTTAATTCGGCATCGCCAGAAAGTAAAGTATATATAGCTTTTAGAATCTCATCAAGTCTTGACATTAGAGACTTCTCTTCTTCCTAAATTTAGCAATCGCTCTCAACATACCGGGAGCTAGGAATGGCTGAGCAGATTTATACATTATTGGGTGCATCTTTTCTGCTTCTGATTCTACCTGCCAAGATTCGTGAGAAATATGGTAAACTCTTCTTCTACTCCCAATTGGAAAGCCATAATATTCCTGCATTTTCTCATTAACAACTACCACGTGAGATGGAGCTCCAAACTCCTGCATATAAGCATGCTCGGCTTTGTCGATAAGGAAAGATTGGATCTCTCCATTAGCCCCGGGTTGCTTTTCTATTATGAGATTGTTTATTAAAGTATCACTTCTATGTGGATGAAACCTGTCAGTTTCCTTCAATACTTCCTGTGTTTCAGTAAATGCATCAAGGACCAGAGCTTCTATAGCTTTATTGCCCTGAGATATTGCAAATTGGGTTATTGCCTGTCTATCTATTGATACTCTTGTTCTTGGAGACATCAGTTATCATAATTTCCAGATGATGATTCAACATATTGGGATTTGTGATTCCGCTAATTACATATTTCTTACCATTAAAGCCAATTATATAGTCAGGTTCAATATCAGTATCTTCGGTAAAGATAATATAGTCACAGAATTGAGCAAGTGTTCCAAGGAATGCTTTCCTCTTTGCGGAAGGATTAGAGATTACTCCTTTCGATTTTCTTAGTAAAGTGTAAGTTTCGGTAAATCCACCCATTCCGTCTGATGTTCTTTCAATCTTATAAACCTCAAATTCCTGCTCGTTCCCTATCATACAAGACCACCAAACCAGCTTAGATAGTGTAGTGAATACTTTTCTAGAATTTTATCCACTTCAAAAGGAATAGTGTTATATGAAGAGAATTTGACGGATACATCTCCAATTTTGTAGCTCTCAATACCATAAGAGCTGTCTTTATAATTACGATACCAGTATTTAATTAGCACAAGCAAAGCCATTTTAATATCATTTGGAAGTTTATCGCCAATTCTGTAGGTTACAGTATAAATGCCCTCTTTTGGTAATTTCAAAACCATTCCGCCCATTAGTGAATAATCTGAGATAACTGAGCTATTTGATGTTACCTGTTTAATATACTTTATTGGATATCCTTTTAAAAGCGCATAACGAGTAGTAGTGGTAATCTCCTCAACTACCTCGAGAGTAGGATAGTAAGTAACTGAAAATTGATCCCCGCCTGAAAGAGTAATATAAATTTCTCCTGTCATCAAATTATATGCAGGAGTAACAGGTTCATTGTTCAAAAGCATGGCTTCAATTGAGGCAATGTATGTTTGTGATAGATTTACTTGAGATGCTGGACCCTCAAATGTTTCGGTTATACTGTTGACAGGAACATAATGAATCTTTGAGAGGACATATTCCTCTGCGCCATCAGCTATTGCCTGTATATTACTGTCTATACTTATTCCAAGGAAACTACTTAATTCATTCGTGGTAATGAATTTCATAAAAGGGAGGCTGGGAGGTTATCCCAGCCTCATACCTCCTTTACTATATTGTTGTTGGAACTCCAAGCCCGAGAACTACCGTTGAATATGTAGAGCTGGGAGTTACCAATGGAGCAAATGCTACTCTCCTTGCACTCACAAAGTCTTCTCTCTGATAGAGTATGTTCCTGTCTCTCTCTGTTACTACTCCGCCCCTCTTCCCTCTCACAAATGCATTCTTGTTGACAAGAATGAATATAGTCTTGTCTGCAGATGATTCATAGACTCCATTAGTATTGAGATCCTGTCTTACAAATGAAGAAACTATGATTGGAATTCCGTCTATCATTGTTAATGCACCTGTCTTTATTACAGCATCGCTACCTATCTGCTCCATTGTTGCTACTTCAGGAAGATTGAGAAGTTGCACATAGCCAGCAGGAGAAGTGATGAGAACCAGATCCTTAGGATTGATGCCATACTTACCCATCTTGATTCTCATCTTTCTGATTGGAGCAACGTCACAGATCGGAAGAGCGT